GTGAACTTGGTCACATTGAATACCGCTCGCAATCCAGAACTCGTCTTGCCAGATGGAGGCGGTAACACACCGTCCATCACAGCCAGCTCAATAGTGCCGTTGTTGAAGAACGCATCACGGATTGCAGCAAAGCCTGTATCCTCTGTGTCCCACACCATATCGAACTCAACAGAGGCCCGCTTCACGGTGGCGACCATCTGCTCCCACCCACCAGCGGCCCTGGTGGTGGCATCCGCTTCGCCCTTCTCAAGCGTCAAAGTGAGGTCCTTAACGTTCGAGATGAGCGTCCAGGTCGGCGACGATGGTGTGCCGGTGTTGCGATACAGTTTGGCGTCAAGGCCAAGAACAACGTTTGCCATAATAACCTCCTCAATTCTTGATTTTTGCGGAAACCTCTTGCCAGACTTTTGGCATTTGTGGTTCAATCTTCGCAAGCGCCGGGCGCATGTACGGATGCGGCTTGTAGTTCATCCTCACGGCCACATCCACATAGATCACGCGCCCTTCGCGCCTGCGCTTGCGCGGCACAACGCGAGTGACCTCGCCGCCATACTCCAGCAATTCGGGCACTGTGGGATTGAGCTCGGCCCTGTTCGCCAGCGCCGGTCCAATCACCACGCTGCGTGTCTTGCGATCAAAAACAAACACGATCAGCGCCTTCAGCGTGCCTACGCGCGATTTCGGTGGTTTGTTAGGCTTGGCTGGCTTCTCGCCTGGACGAGCCTGACGAATAGACTTGCGAGCTTCACGACGAACGCGATAACCAATGATGGACAGATATTGTGCGTTCTGCTTGTCAACCAATTCCTTCACGAGATTGCGGTCAAAGAAGAACTCTTTGGCCTTCTCGAACTTGAGTTTGATCGCGCTCACGTTGCCACCAATTGGTTCTCTGTGATCGTCGCCGTAACCACACTCGTAAACACCGCAAGCTGGTCGATATGTTCCACCGCGTACGGCTGCTCTCGCTCCAGGCTTTGGCAAATGAAGCGGCCCGACAATGTGCGGCCAGCCATATACACCTCAATTTCTTCGACCAGCCCGGCAAGATCGTCTGTCGTGTCCTCTCCATCCAGCTTGGCCTGAATGACAATGTGTATCTCATACACGCGACGCAACCCACATCGCGTCTCTCGCGCGGTCGTGACTTTGCCAGGCGAAACAGTGACCTGTGGCAAGTCGAGATCAGCAGCACGCAGCTCGCGTCGATAAGATGGCACAGCCTCGAAGCCAATCGAGAACGTGCCCAGATTTAGGGCGTCGGCGACAGCCTCTAGTGCACTCGACAGCGTGCTCATGTCAGTAGCCGACTTAACAGCTCAGCACCCAAAATGACCAAGAACCCTAACGTGCCGCTGGCAATCCACAGGATGGCGCGCACCTGATGCGCGATCCCTACCCTGCCATTCCCAAACACCTCGTGATCCAGCTTGTCGATGCGGTTGATGCAACTTGCGTGGACGGACCGCAACTCAGCCTGCGTTTGCTGGATGTCGTCCAGCCGTTGGTCCATCTTGTCAAGCCGCTCTAACATCAGCCTGAACAAGTCCATCACGTTGTCGGCTGGCTGCGGTGCCTGCGACATTGTGCTACCCTCGCCGCGTTAAGTCGTACACCAACTTGATGAGCTCGATGACGACAACTAGGATATGAATAGGAATGGCAAACTCCTGTGGTTGCTGTGCCACTGCCGCCATGGCCCCCGCGACGAGTTTCTTGTCGTCCTGCTCACCCTTATCAAGCAGTGCAATGATCGCCTTGAATACGTCGTAGTATTTCTTGAACGTGTCGTAGTCCTTGAGCACGTTCTCGCTGATCCATTGCAACGCTTTGTCGTCAATGGGCGTGGCCGTCATCTTCACAACACGCCCAAGCACCTCAGCCATCGTGTTCAGCCAGGCGAACATGTTTCCTGGCTCGGTGATGTCTGGAATGTTTTCTGGCCGCAATGCCTCGGTGGCTTTGCGGATAATGCGCACGATCTGAAGCAGATCAACAATCGAAAAGTATTGCATCACGGCCTAGTCTCCAGTGCGTCCATGGCTCGCACGCGGACGCGAATGATTTGTTCGTAGGGGTCCATGTATTCCCACACGGACCCGCCTGTCATCGCGGCCACCTGGTAACGATGGCCGTTGCTGGTTGTGATGATGTCGCCAGCTTGCGGTTCGATTTGCATGCCGCCCATCACCAGGTCGGCCGCAACAACCAGGAAGTTCGTTTCGCCCCACACGAGTCGCACATTTCCGTACTCGTCACTGCCCTCGAAGTTGCGCCGCCCAGTGAGACATTTGAGCGTGATGGCGGCGCTGCCACGGCTATACGTGACAGCGTCGCCGATCTGACGAATCACGCGCACAAAAGACTCAGAAGCCTTAGCAAGCAGTGACGACACGGGAAAACTCACTACACGTTGAGCAACACCTTTACGCGACCCACACCGTTGCCAGCCGCTTCCGCGGCCAAACCCATGCGGGTATTGCCGGCAGAGCTAAGCGTGGCCCGCGAGTTCGAAGCATCCCAGTACAACACAGCACCGAGGCCAACGTTGTCGGTGCTGAGTTTCGGCACGTCGAACACCCCCATCACCGCCAGCGACCCCTTGGTGTTGGCGGGGATGTCCGTAAGGGCGATTCCGACCAGCGAGTTGGAAGCCACCACACCGCCAGCCGCCACGGCGGACGTTGGCGTGTAGTCAATCGTGGTCCCAGAGTTCACGCGAGTTGCAGTCATAGGCATGAGTAAGACTCCTGTCAGGTTAGTTGTTAGGCAGTGGCTTTCACCGCGCCGCGCGGATCAAGCAACGCAACACCAAAGTCAAAGTAGCCGCGATAGAGCCGTCCCAGATATTTCGGATCGGGGTCGGCTTCCTCAATCGTCGGAGTGGACTGGCCACGCAAGAATGCCACGCCAAAAGCCGGCGTATCAGCCGGATCGGCGACCAGATACCACGTGCTGTTGGAACCACTGCCGCTCAAAAACTCGCTCACGATCGGCTCATACTTGTTGGCATGAGGATTGTTCTGAGCGACAGTACGATCAGTCGAACCAGCGATGAGCAGCACATTGCTGGTGTAGATCGCAGTGGCGTCGGCCTCCAGGTCTGGCGGCAGAGCCACAAACCGTGGACGGCAACGGATAGGATTGCCATCTTCGTCCTTCTGCTTCCGCAATACGGCGATAGCTTTGTTGAGGCCGGCGACACCAAACGCAGCGCTGGTAGCAACATTGTTGTTGCCACCGCTAAAGAAGCTGCCGGCGCCTTCAACCATCGACCAGAAGGCAGTTTCCAGCGCAAGCGCCGCACCGCGACCAATCTGACGAGGCACGTCGAGAAACGCGCCAAGATCATCATTGATCACGTCTTGCCGCGTGAGACCGACCATCTTGCCATACGTCTCGATCTTGATCGTATAGCCCTGGTCCGTCACGACCGCGTGTGGAATCTCACCATCTGGCGCCACCTTCTCCAGCTTGTATTGGCCGGTGAGCCGCGTGATGGTGATGGTCTTGAAGTCCGGCACCTCCATCACCTTGGCAATCCGCGTGGCGGCCGGATCAACGGACTGGTATCCGTCGAGCAGCAGCTTGCTGGCGGATTCCTTCAAGATGTTGGCAAGCGACCGGCTGGAGAACGAAGCCTGCACAATCTCCATCGGCCGTGCGCCAGCCTGGACCTGTATACCATCAAGCCGAGCGCACAACTCGGCCAGTTTCACCAGCGTCAGACCGCGATAGCGATCAGCGGCCTCAAGCACCTCGGACTTGTAATCCTTCTCGACACGAGAATCGCGGGCCTGCATGCGCAGCGCACACGTCAGCACGTGCTGGTCGATCTGCTCAGATCGCACGTGAGCGGCCGGGGCCTTCGGACGAGCCGCACGGATGGCCTCAAGCTGGCAGCGCTCGATGGGCCACTTTTCCTGGATGGCCTTCTCGGCCAGCTCAACATGATCGCCGAAGATGGCCTGAATGGCCTTGAACCGCTCCACTTCAGCGGCCAGGCTGTCCTGAGGCGGAGGCTGAGGCGGCGCTGGCGTGCTGGCCTGCACCACATCTTTCGTGTCCTGGATGTCGGGTTTCTGGATGTCGGACATACTTGCGGCTCCTGCAACGAGTTGGGCCTGGGTCTGAGAATCACCTCCCAAGTCCACGATGGAAATCTCATAGATCGTGGACTTGTTCACCAAATAAAGCGGGCCGGTATAAGTCCGACCATTCGCTTGTACGGTTTCACCTTCGGGAACGAACTGATAGTCTTGAACACTGGCGCCCACCGAGGCTTGCCATGGAAAACCATTGCGCGCACTGGCCACCACCTCCATGGCCTCAGCGGTCTGCCGAGACACAACGGCGATAGCCGTGATCTCAGAATCAGTCACATTGACTTCCTCGGTGTGCCCAACACCAGCCAGCTCTGAATGCATGTAACGCACTGGCAATGGCTGTTTTAGGATCGAGACCCCCTGCATGTTGAGCACAACAGGATGGTCCCACCAAGCCACGTCCATCATGCTGCCGGTATTGGCAACGATGCGAAACTTGGGCAACGTTTGAGTGTCGCCACCTTGCTGTGCGAAGGCCGTGATACTTGCGGCTGCGTGAAGTTGCTTAGTTGAAGCTGTCACCGGTATTGTCTCCCTGGTCTTGCGGACCTGGACCGATGTCCCACACTTGCGTGTCCACACCAAGCTCCTGCATCAGCGCGCGCTCCTTGGCGATCTGCCTGACTTCGCTTTCCCAATCGCGACCCTCCTTGGCGTACTCCCAGGAGAGAGTTGTTAGACCGGACTGCAAGCGAATCATTGCCGCCTGCGCTTCCTTCACTGGGTCCACGTGTTCGATCCCATCCCAGAACCATTGTTTCTTGAGCTGGTAGAAGGGAATCGTCCGAACACGAATAGGCAGGTAGTCAGACACTAAGATGGCTTCAGCTAGCCACGCACGAAGAATCGGAGCAAGCACAACACGCTCGATGACAGACCGCTCGACCTTCATCGCGCGGTACCAGTTCTGCGTGTCGAGCCGGCCTGATGCATAGTTGGAATCACTGGAGTCGCCTAGCGCCACCGACAACGGGATGTTCATGCAGCGCGCAATCTCACACAGGATTTGCCGCACGAACTCTCGATAGGATGTCGGCGGATGAGCGGTCTCCACCTGGCCGATCTTCCAGCCAGCCGGCAGCACGGTCGCCATCCGCGGTTCAAGCTCAACGATGTCAAACGGTGACACGCTCTCTGGGCTGTACGTCGGCGTGTCGCTCTGAAGCACGGCTGCGAACGAAGCGGCCGTCTCCGCGGCCGCCACTTCCGCTAGCGTGTAGCGTCGAAGCTGGGCGAAGAGCGGCAAGGCCGGCGTGATCTCTGGGATGCCGCGATGTTGGCCGGGGCGATCTGCGTGATAGTAGTGGATCACATAATCGGCCGGCAGCCAAACCATATCATTGGCCGCCACCACGTAACCCAAATCGCCAGGATGCTGTTTGAGGATCAGATAGCGCGTCGGGTTTCCATACTCGTCGAACTCAATGCCATCCACGACGTTGGGCGGGAAACCCAACGGCCATCCCGGATGAGTTACGCGATCTGCCTCGATGACCTCGATGTCGAGTTTGACCGGCGATTCCAGTTTGGGGTTGGTCTTCAGGACTGCAAACACTTCGCCGTCCTGCACGCAGGCCATGCGCATCGTGCGCATCTTGGCGGCAAGCTGGCATTCGTCGGCCCACTCAAAGAAGCGATCTTCGACAACATCGTTGATCGCATTGTCGTCGGTCATTACTTGCAGCTTTGGCCCGGTGCCAATGGTGTAAGCTGCAATCGTCGAGACGATGCCCTTGGCGTACGAGTTGTTGGCGATCTCATACCGCGCGCGCGCCCGAAGAGTCCGCCGCACCTCTGGCGAATTGGCGCTGTCAGCGGAAAGGTTGTCCGCTTGCCTCCAATGCCGATTATTGTCAGGCGTTGTCTGGGCTGCGTCGTAGCGGGCACGCACCAGCTTGTGGCGACGCTGGCCTGTGGGTGGTCTAAGGAATGCCCGCACTGCCGCATTGATACGACGCAGCATTACACCGTCCCTGGTGGTGAGAGTCGCTTGATGACGACGCCCAGGCTGCCCTGCTGTTGCAGGGCCTGCTTGGCGCTGAAGTACTGCATGAGTTGCAGTAACTGACCAATCGACGGCATGAGCACGTAGTTGCCGTCAATGGTCATCGACGCGGGATTGACCGCCGCGTCAGCAAGCGCCTGTTCGACCTTCTGCACATCGTCCGCCATAGAACCTCCGCTGGCCGTGTGTGTGCCACACGCATGAGATATACCAGCGAGCGGACGAAAAGATACTGATCAGCGTATCTACCGGTGGAACTACTCGAAAATTG